ATGGCGTGGAACACGGACAGTACGCATTCGCTGGAGGCCTGGGCGGAGTACCAGCGCAAGCAGGTGGATGGGCTGATTGTGGTGGTGATTCGCGCGAAGGATGCCGTTTTGGCGGCGGACCCTTTGCTCGACGTGCTCGATGTGCATGACCGGCTGTGGGAGCGTGATGTGCCGGCGCTGCTGGCGAGTCTGCGGCGTGCGCGGGAAGAAGTGCGCGGCGCGCAGTTGAAGCGTGAAGCTAGGAAGCGAGTGGTTAGTGGTTAGTGGTTAGTGGTTAGTGATGAGTGATGAGTGATGAGTGTGAGTGATGGGTGTGAGTGTGGAGTGTGAGTGTGAAAAGAAGTGATTTTGACGCGTTAACGCAGGGCATTATTCTGGCGACGATGAAAGCTACGCTGCTGCGCGCGGCGGATATTGTGGCCGGAGTAACGCAGGCCGATTCGTTGTGTGTTCAGAGGGACTTGATTGCTCAAGGGGTCGACTTATCCAAGGTCGCCAAGGTGGATCGGGCGGATGTTGCTATGGCCTTTCTGCTTGCGCAAGCGAAGGAGATTCCTGATGGGGACTAAGACGGGGATTAAGTGGACGGATGCGACTTGGAATCCGATACGCGGTTGCAGTCGTGTGAGCGAGGGTTGCCGGCACTGCTATGCGGAGAGTGTGGCTTACCGGTTCAAGGGGCCAGGGCAGCCTTACGAGGGGCTCGCGGTGCTGAAGAATGGGCATCCGAGCTGGACGGGGGAGATCAGGTTTGTTGAGGAGCATCTGCTGGATCCGCTGAAGTGGAAAGATGTGGCTGGCGATGTGCGGGTCGATGGCGAAGGGCTGCATGTGACGTCGCGAAGGCCCCGGCGGATCTTCGTGAACTCGATGAGCGATCTGTTTCATGAGAATGTGACGGACGAGATGCGCGACAAGATTTTCGCTGTGATGGCGCTGTGTCCGCAGCACACCTTCCAGGTGCTCACGAAGAGGCCGAAGCGGATGCTGGAGTATCTGCACGGTGCGTTCGGTCGTATCGCCGACATTGTTGTGAGGATGCGTGCAGAGCGGGGTGATAAGTCGTGCGTGGGGCCACTGGCTCACCTGCCGCCTGGCGCGCGATGGTGGCCGCTGGCGAATGTGTGGCTGGGTGTGAGTGTGGAGAACCAGGAGACGGCTGACGAGCGCATTCCGCTACTACTTGAAACGCCGGCGGCGGTGCGGTTTATCTCGGCTGAGCCGTTGCTTGGCAGTCTTTGGATCGCCCCGTGGCTAGGGACAGAATGCTGCCATGACGGTAGTTACTCCGAAGAAGATACCAACGCGACGATCTGCCGCGAATGCGAAGAGCAGGGTGTTCTCGACTGGGTGATCTGCGGCGGCGAAAGCGGACCGGGGGCGCGGCCGATGCATCCGGATTGGGCGCGTGGGCTGCGGGACCAGTGCATGGCTGCCAGGGTGCCTTTCTTCTTTAAGCAGTGGGGTGAGTATTTGCCGCCTATGACGGATGGTGGCAGAGATCGCGACGGCGCTCATGTGCTGAATGCTTCGGACGAATTTCAGCGCGTGGGCAAGCATGCGGCGGGGTCGCTGCTCGATGGCCGCGAGTGGAAGCAATTTCCGGGAGGGAGATAACTATGTGGATTTATGTGGTGTCGCGTGGGGAGCTGGTCGACCCTGCGGGTACGACGATCGGGTTTGGTTACTCGGGCGATGCGGAGCACTATAACAACACGGCGTCGGAGGCGGTGCCGGATGTGGGGCCGATTCCGCGCGGGGGGTGGAGCATTGGGGAGTTTTTCGACGACCCTGGCGGCAAGGGTCCGCTGGTGGCGCGGCTGACTCCGAAGCTGTCGACGCAGACGTTTGGGCGGTCGGGGTTCATGATCCATGGCGACACGGCGGCGATGGATCACACGGCGAGCCATGGGTGCATCATCCTGGCGCACAACCTGCGGCAGCAGATCGCGGCCTCGGGCGACTCGGACTTAGAGGTCGTGTAACTCAAATCTATGAACGAAGTTAATCGGGCAATGAAACCGCGCGGGTGCGGCTGTGGGGGAGTGCTTTGAGTATTCCCTTGATGGCGTTGGTGTGGACGTCGACGATGACGGACGCGACGGAGGTGGATGTGCTCTCGAAGCTGGCGAGTCATGCCAACGAGGATGGGCAGTCCTGCTTTGCGGGGGTGCCGCGTATTGCCAGGCTCGTGAGGCGTTCCGAGCGGACGGTACAGCGGACGATCGACAAACTGGAGCGCGACGGCTGGATCACGGTGCGGCGCGGCGACGGGGCCGGCAATTTGACCCAGTACGAGATCAACGTGGAGAAGCTGAAAGGGTGTCAGGATGTCACCCTTTTGCCGAAGCAGAAAAGGGTGACATTGGTGCAGCAAAGGGTGACATTGGTGCCAAAAAAGGGTGACATTGACGCCGGCTCTTTAATAGGAAGAAACGTAAGTAAACAAAAAGCAAACGAAACACCCCCCAGCCCCCTTGTGGCCAAGGGGGAGAAGTGGTGTGAAAAACCTGCTGTGACTCGGGCGGTTGACCAGGTGAGCAGTGCCCTAGGTATCGCGGAGAATCAGCGGCGGCGGCGGCGGATGCTTGCGAGCGCAGTGGAGCGAGCCTGCGAGAAGGGCGATCCGGAGCCGACCGTGGCGCTGGCGATGATTGCGGCGGTGCGGAGGCAAGATGAACTGTATGTGCAGGGGGAGTTGAAGTACAAGTTTGGCCTGGAGAAGTTTATCGGCGGGGGCATCTGGCTGAACGAAAGCCGGTGGGGATGGGACTCGCAGCGGCTGCGGAAGCAGAGCGATGCAAGCGTGGGGATGTGGAGGACTGGCTGATGGCGCACAGGCACAACCAGGAAGATCGGGAAATTGATTTGAGGATCGGAATGCAGATTCAATTTCGCCGTGAGCAGCGGAAGATGACGGCATTGGAGCTGGCGGAGTTGGCAGGAGTGCATCGCAACACCATTTACAGGCTGGAGTGCGGGATGGGATGCAGGAGCTCTCTGCTGGCGCGAATCATGTTGGTGCTCGAAATCGAAACGAAGGATTTACACCGGGATGCACCAAGGTTGATGCATTTTCACGCGACGGCGTAAATTCGCTGTACTATTCATTTCGTTGGTTCCTTATCGAGAGTAAGTCTTCTACACGGTTCCGAGCGCCGATAGGCTCGGCCTCCCAGAATGTCCAATAACACTCGTGTGTTCAATTTGACGCGCCGCTTCTTCATGAAGCATAAGCAGGCCTGCCGGGCGGTGGAGAACTGTGCCTGCGCGTGGGTTGAGCCTGGTGTGTCGCTGCGGGATTTGACGCTGGCCGAGGCGATTACGGCGAGGAATGCGCAGGCTGCGTTGCGCGATCCGCTGCCCTTTGCGGAGCTGCCGGGGGTGATGTACCGGCCTTCGGCTGGCCGCGAGGTGGGCGGCTATCGGCAGCGGGAGCTGGCGCGGGAAGCGAACCGATTTGCACAGGCGTAACTCTGGAGGGTCGCGATTTGGACGCTGAAGCTCGGCACTATCAGGACCAGCTTCATCGTGCCAACCAGGAGAGGATGGAGCGCGTCGAGGTGAAACTCGATGCGCTGCTGGAATCGTCGACGCGGGTGCAGGAGCAGACGAAGGATTTCCCGAGGTTGACGGAGCGGGTGGCAACGCTCGAGAACCAGTTGAATCGGGCGAAGGGCGCGGCGGCGATGCTGAGCGCGATTGCGAGTTTGGTTGGAGCGGGCATAGGGGCGGCGGTTGAGGCTGTGCTGCATGCGCTGTTTCGCAAATAGGAAGAGGGCTGAGGTACTGGAAAGAGGAGAGAGTATGGCGAACATTTTAAGCAACATTGTGAATCATCCGAAGACGACCGTCAGCGGGCTGCTGATTGGTCTGGTGACAATTGCGGGCGTGCTGTCGCAGCAGGGCATTACGCTGGGCAATGCGGGAAAAGGCACTATCGTTTCGCTCATTGCCGGTGTGGCGAGTGCCCTGCTGGGATTGCTGGCGAGGGACCCTGGACCGGCGGCAATACCACCTGTTCCGCCTGCCGGTGATACGCAAAAGCTGGCGGCGTTGATGCTTTGCTCGATTGTGCTGATGGGCTCGGTGGCTGGATGCTCGGGCGCGCAGGTGGCGCAGGACATTGTGAACTGGACGCCGACGATTGTCTCCAGTGCGCAGGTGGTTGGAACTGTGGTTTCGGGGCTCGATCCGGCGATTGCGCCAGGAGTGGCGTTAGCTGTGGCGGGATTTGATGTGGCGGCGCAGACGCTGGCCAACCAGGCCAAGGCATATCTGGCCAACCCCACCTCTTCGCTGCTGCAGGCGCTGCAGGTGCAAGTGACGACTTTTCAGCAAAGTGTGAACTCTGCCGTGCTGAGTGCGGTGCGTATTACCGATCCAGCAAGTCAGCAGAAGGTGCTCGGTGCGCTGCAGGGGCTGGCTGTTGGGGTGAACGCGATCCTGGCTCTTGTTGCGAGTATCAAGGGCAACACGGTGTCTGCCTCGAAGGCGGCGGTGAAGGTAGCGGAGATTGCCCCCTATCTCGACCGGAAGCAAGCGGTGGCGATGGTGGCTGAGCACTATGGCGTGAGCAACGCTCGGGCAATGATAGAGCTTGATTGGACGCAGGCTCGATTGGCGGATGTGGCGTATTAGCGTCGATGGATGAGGAGCTGGATGCAGCCGCCGGCGAAGTCGCTGCGATGCAGTTCGCCGGCGGTATGTCGATTGCTGAGTTGGCTGTCGAGTGGGATCGGGATGTGGAGTGGGTTGAGCGCGTAGTGCGGCGAAAAATGCTCGAGTATATACCGCGTCGCGATGGAGGGCTGAAGGCTTCGCGGTCTGAAGTCAGGAGGCAACAAAGCGAAGAGCATAGGGCGGCAAGTGAGCTACAGACCGATTTGAAATGGTGAGCAAATGACGCCGAAGCAGGCAATCTTCTACGGAGAGTACATCAAGGACGGCAACGCTACTCGTGCTGCGCGTGTTTGTGGGGCTCCGGAGTCGAGTGCTCATGTGTACGGCGCCCGAATGCTTAAAAATGCTAAGGTTTCAGCGGCTATCGCGGCCTGGAAAGCTCGCCAGCTCGGCAGGTATGAGATCACCGCTGAGCGTGTACTGGATGAGCTGTTTAAGCTGGCTACGTATGACTCGGGAAACCTGTACGACGCGGATGGGAATCGGATTCCGGTGCATCTGCTGGACGATGTGACGCGGGCCGCTGTGTGCGACGTGGAAGACGAAACGACGGAGGCGACGAAGCTGGAAGCGAAGACCGGTGCCGCGCCTGAGATGTTGCGAACCTTGAAACACAAGCAGCGGATCAAGCTGGCTGAGAAGGGTGCGAATCTTGAGCGCCTGGGGAAGTACTTCAAGCTGTTCTCGGAGTCGGCAATGAGCGCGACGGTGACGCCGGGCGCTGGCGGGCTTCCGGGTGGGTCTGAGATCACGGTGAGGTTTGTGCGGCCTGAATGATCATCGATATTCCGGAGGCTGCGGACTTTCTGTTTGAGCCGGCTCGATTCAAAGTTGGATGGGGTGGACGGGCAGGGGTTAAGAGTTGGAACTTTGCGCGGGCACTGCTGATCCAGGGGCGGGAGACAAGGCTGCGTATCGCCTGTGCCCGCGAAACGATGAAGTCCATCGACGACAGTGTTCACAAGCTGCTGCAGGATCAGATCGCTGCCATGGGGATGGGCGAGTTCTACTTCGCTCAAAGGAAGTTGATCTGGGGTCTTAACGGAACCACGTTTTCGTATCACGGTTTGCGCGACAAGATCGTGCATAACATCAAGTCGCTTGAAAGCGTGGACCGGCTGTGGATCGAAGAAGCGCAGAATGTGTCGAAGAACTCGTGGAACACGGTCATTCCCACCATCCGCAAGCCTGGGTCGGAAATATGGATCAGCTTCAATCCGGTGCTTGAATCGGATGAGACTTACCAACGCTATGTCGTGAATCCGCCGATGGGTGCGGTGGTGCGAAAGATGAGTTATCGGGATAACCCGTATTTGTCGGAAGAGATCAAGGCCGATATGGCGGATTTGAAAACACGCGATCCGGATGAGTTTGAGCATGTTTACGAGGGCGTTTGCAGGCCTGCGGTGCAGGGCGCGGTTTACAAAGATCAGCTGATTGCCGCGGAGAAGGAAGGGCGTGTTACGCGGGTGCCGTATGATTCGTCGCGGCCGGTGGATACGTTCTGGGATCTGGGCTTTGGCGACAACGTCTCGATATGGTTTGCGCAGAGCATCGGGTTCGAGTTCCGGTTGATTGACTTCGTGTCTGAGTCGCTGAAGGATGTGAGCTATTACCTGGCAGAGTTGAGCAAGCGGCCTTATGTGTATGGCAGGGCGTTCCTGCCGCATGATGCCAGGGCGAAGACGCTGGCGGCGGGCGGCCGCACTGTGCAGCAGCTCGTCGAAGCGGGTGGGTACAAGGTGAAGATTGTGCCGCAGTTGAGCCTTGTGGATGGAATGGCTGCGGTGCGCACGATCTTTAATCGCTGCTGGTTTGATTCGGAGAAGTGTTCGGAAGGGCTGCAGGCGCTGAAGCACTATCGCTACGAGACAGACGAGCAGATGAGCGACTCCAGCCACATGCAATTCAAGCGGGAACCGCGGCATGATTGGGCGTCTCACCCTGCGGATGCGTTTCGCTACTTTGCGGTGTCGATCCGGGAGCCTGAGCGGGAGAGGGCGCGTGCTGAGGCGCAGGCTCCGCCGGTGCGGGTGGGGGTGTGGTCATGACTGCTGAGTATCTTGTGGGCGAGATCTTCTCGCGGCATCGGGAGATGCCTTCGGATAAGCGGATCCTGACTGCGCGTGAGTTTGTAGCGTTGCGTGCACTGATCCTCAACGAGGAGTCGAAAGGTACTGTGCATGCGGGCCTGGGCGGGTCTCTCGTGTGGATGGCGCCTGGTGAAGTGAAGTATGTGTTGACCGAAGATCGTGTGAGTTGGAAGCACACGCTGACGCGGATGAGCACTGCGACGACGGCGCAGTCGGAAATGTTGTTCTGAGAGGGGTGTAGCGATGGCGATGTTGACGAGTGGTGAGCGCAAAGCGATTCCCAAGGCTGAGTTTGGCATGCCTGCCTCGAAGAAGTATCCGATGCCGGACAAGAGCCATGCTGCGAATGCGAAGGCGCGGGCTACGCAGATGGTGGAGAAGGGCAAGCTGTCTGCTGCTGCTGCGTCGAGGATACGGGCGAAGGCGAATCGGATGTTGGGAGAGTGAAGTTATGAACCAGGTTGAAGTGCTGGATATGAATGCGAAGTCGCGGGGGAAGCAGGCTTCGAAGAAGATTCGCCGCGTGAGTATTGAGCCGGCGAAGAATGGCGGTCATACTGTCGAGCATCATTTCGAACACACCGATGGGCCGTATCGTGAGCCGGAGCAGCATGTGTTTGGCAAGGGCCAGCACGAAAAGATGCTGGCGCATGTGGCGAATGCGCTGAAGCTGCCTGAGCCCAAGGATGAGGGTGAGGATGGCGGCGGCGCTGGGGCGGCTTACTGATGGCGTGGACTGCGCCGATGATTCATGCGCTGTTGCTGCGTACGGCGGCTCCGAAGGCTGCAATGCCGCTGAAGTTGCCCATGCAGAACCGGCCTGCGCGTAGCCCTTCGCCGCGAGGTGTGGGCGCGTCGACGGCGAGCGGATACAAGCGAGGTTAGGATGGCTCTTTCTATCACTGAGATGGTACCTGTGCAGTCGACGGCGATCAAAGCTGTTGGGCACGATGCGTCGACCGGCCTGGTGCATGTTGAGTTTCACACGGGTGGGACGCACGCTTTTGGACCTTTGACGAAGGCAGAGTTTGAGCGGTTTCGCGATGCGCCTTCGATCGGCAAGCACTTCCATGCGCATGTGCGCGCAAAAGCTGTCAAGTAAGGGGATCAGGTGGATCAGGCTGAGAAGCGCGAAATCGAGAATGAGCTGATGGCTATGGGTTTGCCTGGGCTGGACAGCCCTGAACTGATCCAGGGGATGGCTGACATGGTGAACGGGTTTCCGATTCCTGGGGAGCGTGTTGACTTTTTTTGCGAGCTGTTGAATGAGTGCGAGGGCGCGAAGCGCCTGGAGATGTATGAGGCGCTGCGTCCTCGGCTGTCGTTTGATGTGCCGTCGCTGGATGGGTGCGAGGCGCGGATCGCGGCCAGGGCTGAGCGGCTGATCCGGCCGAGGCTGATGCCTGGTTCGCCTGTTGTGGTGGAAGAGCCGGAATTCTTGCTCGATCTGGAGTGTGGCGGGTGCGGTAAGAAGGAAACCTATGCGGGACGGACGCCGGCGGATGCGATGAGTGAAGCGAAAAAGTCTGGGTGGGGACGTGGTCCGCGCTGGCCTGAAGAGGGCGCGGAGCATTGCGCTGAATGCCGGTTGCTGGCTATGCCGGTGATGCCGTTTGGCAAGAGATTTAGCGGCAGGTTGAACTAATGGCCGATAAGGGCAACGGGGAGCCGAATTCTTCTGCCGATGAGGCACTGCTGAAGGAGCTGCGCGAGGACTTTGCTTACGCAAAGGAATACTGGCAGGAGAATTACTCCGAGGCGGAGAAGGATATGGATTGTGTCCTGTGCATTCCGCCTGAGGACTTCCGCAATGACCGCGCCGGGCGGCCTTGCCTGTGGCCGGACGAAGTTTCGCAGTACGTCAACCAGACCAACAACAATCTCCGGCAGACGAAGCGTGCGATCAAGGTGTCGCCGCGCAGCGAGGAGGCAAAGGACGTCGACGCGGAGCATCGGCAGGCTTATATTCAGGGCATTGAGTATGCTTCGAAGGCGCAGTCCATCTATGCGACGGCGTTTGAGAGTTGCGTGGAGTGCGGGTTTGGCTACTGGCGCGTGCATCTTGTTGTGACGGGCCCGAATGGCGAGCAGGAGCCACGGATTCGGCGGATTCCGAACTGGGCGACGGTGCTGCCCGATCCGGATGCGCGTGAGTCGGACTTCTCTGACGCAAATATGTACTTTGTGACGGACTCGATGCGGCAGTCGACGTTTGCGAGGCGCTATCCGGAGGCAAAGAAACGCAGCTTTGTGGGCGCTGATAGTGAAATGGCGCCTGGTTGGCTGGATGCTGACAACATCACGGTTGCGGAGTGGTGGAAGCGCGAAGAGACCGTCGATGACGACGGTGTGAAGCACTACAAGGTGACGCAGCGCATTACGAACGGCCTGGAGATCCTGGAGACGAACGAGTGGATTGGTTCGTGGATCCCGATTGTTGGCTGTTTTGGGCTCGAGAAGTACAGACGGGTAGGCGGAGCTTCGAAGCGGGTATTCCTGTCGCTGGTGCGGCGGGCGCGGGGAATTCAGCAGATGCTGGCTTACATTGCTTCGCAGCAGGCGGAGGAGTTTGGGATGGCTCCTCGAGCTCCGCTGCAGGGGTACAAGGGGCAGTTTGATTCAAATGCGCACAAATACCTGAACCAGATACCGATGGCGTATGTGGAGTTCCTCATTCCTCTGGATTGGGAGCCGCAGTGGGGAGCCCCGCCGTTGCCGACTCGGCCGCAGTTTATTCCCAATGCGCAGGCCTACGAGACGGCCTTTGAGCAGTGGCGGCGATCAATGCAGGCTTCGATGGGGCTGACGCCGTTGCCGACTTCGGCGCAGCGGCAGAATGAGAAGTCGGGGATTGCGCTGCAGAAGATCCAGAGCCAGGAGTCGATTGGCAGCTTCCATTTCACGGACAACTTTGTTCGGGCGCTGACGAACACCGGCATGCAGCTGAATGAGCTGATTACGGAGCTGGCGAAGCTGGATTCGCTGCCGAAGCAGGTGCTGGGGATCGATCAGAAGGGGCAGGATCGCACCTTGCACATCGCTCCGCGAGTGCAAGGCAGTGATATGGGTTCAGCGGACAGTGGTCAGGGTGCCGGGCAAGGTTCGGGGATGATGGCGATGCCTCAGTTGGCTGCCGACTCGCAGCATCTGCCTGAGGCGGATCTGTTTTTTGCGCATCGCGGCGAGTTTGAGGTGTCAATCTCGGATGGACCGAGCGACATGTCGCAGCGGGATGAAATATCGGGGTTTGTGGATACGCTGCTGCAGACGCTGCCGACGCTTGGTTTGCCGCCGCAGCTGATGCAGCAAATCATCGCGATCGCGATTCGGCTGAAGAATGTGGGCACGTATGGCGATGAGATTGCCGATCTGCTGGCACCGCCCAGCCAGGAGAACATTCCTCCGCAGGCGCGGGCGATTGTGGTGCAGTCGCAGGCGCAGTTGCATGCTGCCATGGCCCAGGTGCAGCAGCTGAGCGCTGAGCTGCAGGCCATGAAGCTGAAGGAGCTAGGCAAGGTTGTCGACAACCAGGGCAAGATGGCGCTGGCCGACAAAGAGCAGGAAACGAAGATGCTGGTGGCGGAGATTACGACGAAGGCGCAGAGCCTGAGCGAGCGGATGACGGCCTTTGAGGACATGATGAAGCAATGGCATCAGCAGGCGCATGAGGTGGCGCTGCAAGGCCAGGAGCAACAGGCGGCCTTGCAGCAGCAGCAGATGGCGCAACAGGCTCAGGCAGCTCAGCAACCTGGTCAACAGCCCCAGCCTGGGCAATAGATCAATCAGGATTCTTGCCTCGGAACGACCTGCCGCGGCGCACGGCGGCCAGACTCGGGAATTCATGCCCGGATGGGCGTTGCGGCCTATGTTCCTACGCTCCCCGCAACGGGATGCAGAAGGCACGGGGCAAGATTGCAGCGGCCATCGTCGGGAAGACGAGCCTATGCCGGACTATGTTCGGCGGACTGGTGAGGGCTTAGAAACCTCAGATGTAGGCAAAGAAACCTACCCGCTGCAATTCATTTCTCGCTGGCCCGGCGTAAGGGCAAAAGGAAAACAACATGGCAGAAGAATCGACGGCAGGAGCGGCCCCGTCAGCCGCGGCAGAAGCACCCACGTTTACGCAGTTTGATGGCTGGGATGAGGATGGAACCCCGGTTGTCAGGAATAAGCAGGAAGCAACGCCGGAAGCTGCGGACTCGGCAACCGCGAACGAAGAAGAAGAGACCACTACCGAAGATGGGTCTGAAGCGGAATCAGGCGAAGAGGTCAAGCAGGAAAAGAAACAGCAGGGGACTCGCCGCAGGCCTGACGCGGAAGCTCGCATCAAGGAGCTCGCCGCCCGGACCAAGCAACTGGAAAAGGAGCTGGCAGAGGCTCGGAAGGGCAAAGAGACGAATCCCGCGGAGCCGTCGACCGCAAAGCCTGCCGAAACCAAGCCAGTTGAATTTCCAGCGACGCGACCCAAGCCGAGGCTCGATGACAAGGGTCCTGATGGCAAGCCGCTGTATGGCACCTTTGAGGATCACCAGGAGGCGCTGACCGACTGGGCGGTTGAGCAGAGGCTTGCAAATCGCGATCGCGAGGCGCACGTACAGCAGCAGCAGCAGAAATGGCTGAGTGAGCTCAATGAGGCGCGGGAGCGTTATGCGGATTTTAATGCCGTAGCGCCGCCGCTCGTGACTGAGCTGATGAAGCCGGATGTGCCTGAAGTTGTGCGAGAGGCGTTGATGCAATCGCCCGTGATCGCGGACCTTCTTTACACCATTGGAGGCACAGCGGCCTCGAAGGCTGACTTCCTGGATGCCTGCCGTAACAACCCGGTAAAAGCTTTGCGCGTGGCCCTGCTTATGGAGCAGGAGATCGCGGCAGAGCTGGGCATCTCCAAAGGTGCTGGGAAGGTTGCGGGTCAAGCGGGTCAAGGCGAGGGTGAAGCACCTCCTGTAACCACGAAACCTCGCGCGCCGAAACCACCCTCTGAAGTAGGAGGGCGTGGAGCTCCGAATACTGAGGATGCTCTGGTGGCGGCCGCCAAAGCGGGTAACTTTCGCGCTTTCGACGCGGAGCAAACCCGGCGTGTCCTGGCCTCACGCAAATAAGGCCGGAGGGAGATTCTTTTGCCTAACAATTTCGCAACAAGCAATTGGATATCCATGAAAGTTCTTTGGTTTCTGAAGAACTCTTGTGAGATCGCGTCGCAGTTCAACAATGAGTGGCAGGGTGAGTTTGAAAGGGCGTTTCCGGTGGGGTCGTCGGTGCAGATTCCCTTGCCGCAGTCCTGGCTGGTAACAAGCGGGCTGGGTTATCAGGAGCAGGGCATCAACAACATGATGACCACGCTTAACCTGGACCAGATCCGGGGTATCCACTTTGGCTGGGACTCGTATGAGCGCCTGGTGAAGATGAATCGGTCGGAGAAGGAGCTGGAGGAGAAGTTCCTGCGGCCCGCCGGCTTCCAGTTGGCGCAGCAGGTAGACTCCGACGCAGCCAACTGGGCGGCCAACTGGACGAATAACGTGGTGGGAACGCTGGGAACGGACTCGACAACCATCGATTTCGCGCTGGCGGCGGAGGAGACGCTCTTTACCCAGGCCTGCCCGGCTGAGGGTACGAAGCACCTGTGCATCTCTCCTGGGCTGATGCGCAGCTACGTGAAGAACAATGTGACGCAATTCAACCCGGCGTCGGAGATCAGCCGGATGTTCCGCAAGGGCGTGCTGGGCACGGCTGCCGGCTTTGAGTGGTACCGGTCGATGTCGCTGGTGTCGCATACCTGCGGAACGGCGCCTACGGGTGGGGTAACGGTGGTGGGCGCGGGGCAGAGCGGCGCGGCGCTGGTTGTGACGGGGACGGCTGGGCAGACGATCAACCCTGGCGACAAGTTCAACATTGCCGCCGTGAATGCCGTGAACCCGCGTACTCGCGTGAAGACGGCGCAGGGGCTCAAGCAGTTTACCTACTGCGGCGGCGAGCCGTGGATCCTGACGGGCGGGAACGATACGATTCCCATCTCGCCGGCGATCTTTGGGCCTGGCTCGCAGTATCAGAACGTGGATGCGCTGCCGGCGAATGCGGCGGCCTTTACGTTCTGGCCTGGCACGACCACTCCCGCGGGCCTTACGGGCACGATTGGGCTGGCTCTCTCGCCTTATGCCTTCTCGATCGCTTTTGGCGAATTCGAGAATCCAACGGCGGTGGAGCGCGCGGAGACTGCGACTGATCCGGAGACGGGCGCGAAGGTTTCGTTCGTGCGTGCCTGGGACCAGTACAACCGCAAGATGACCAATCGCTACGACATGTGCTACGGGTTCGGGAATAACTATCCCGAGCTGGCGGTAGCTGTGGCGGGAAGCTAAGCGCAGGCAGCAGCCACCCCAACGGCCGAGGCGTGGCCGTTGGGGAAACGACACCGGAAACGGGGAAATGAGGCAGGATTTGAAGGTACTAAAGAAACTCTCGCTGTTTGTCCTGGTCTGTGTTGGTATGGGGGCCTTTGCATCGGCACTGCATGCGCAGACTTTGTTGACCACCACTACGCTCGCGTCGGCCGTTGGAAATACGCAGTCTTCGGCGCTGACGACGGGCAACCTGGGTGTGATCGCGGTGGCGTCGGCTACCGGGATCAGCGGCCCGACGCCGAATACGGGCAATGTCGCGGGGTTGGCGACGTCCAACGCGGCGACTTACCTGTATGTGGATCGCGAGCTGATGCAGGTGGAATCGGTGAGCGGAACTACGATCACCGTTATTCGCGGGGTGGGGCCGACCGCGGCCAGCTCTCATGCGAGTGGGGCGCTGGTGTTTGTGGTGCCGGCCGCGTTTGGCTATGGATCGAATACCAGGCCGGGCTATTCGCAGGCAGGCTCCTGCACTCGTACGAATGAGCTTTATCTGCCTCGGATCGAGTTCGCTTCGGGCACGGTGTCCGACTGTCTGGGTGGCCAGTGGGTGAATGGGGACGCTTCGCAGACAACGCGCGGCACCTTTTACCGGCTGGAGTCTCCGACGATTGGCGCTGTGTCAAACGCGGCGGCAATCGGCACGAACTCGACGGCGGTGGCGGCCGAGCTGTACTGCACCGAAGTCCGGTTGCCGTATAGCAGGCTGCTTACGGGGTTTGCGCCGCACATTGGCACGACGGGCGGCACGGACAAGTGGATTGTGGCTCTGTACGACTCGAGCGGCAACCTGCTGGCCAACAGCGCGCTCGCCGGGGCAACGGTGGGCACGGCCAATACATGGCAGGCGACGGCATTTACGACGCCCTACTACGCGGTGGGGCCGGCGCAGTACTTTGCCTGCCTGATGAGCAATGGAACGACGGCAACGATCGACACGGTGACGACGGGCAAGGATGACAACATTCTTACCTTCAAATCGGCGTCGGCGGGGACGTTTGGGACGCTGCCGAATTTCACGGCGCCTACTTCGTTTGCGAGCGTTTCCGGCGCTTACGGGTATGTGTACTAGCTGGGACCTTGGAACTGAGGGACTGAGGGACTGAGGGACTAACCAGGAGTGGGGCGGCGATGGGCCGCCCTGCGCCTTTGAGGGAGGAAGTATGGACAACCAACATAGGCAGATAAAGGGCTATCGAGAGCTGAGTGAGGCTGAAATAGCTTTGATGAACAAGATCAAGGAAAAGGGCGCAGAGTTGGGCTTTCTTATTGAAGAGCTGGGCAAGTTGCCCGACGAAACCAAACCCGATCCTCGCTGGCTCGCAATTGGTAAGACGCATCTGCAAGAAGGGCTGATGGCGTTGACGCGGAGTATAGCGAAGCCGACATTCTTTTAGGAATCTGCATTACTAACCAACAAGCAAACCGGGCGGCTCATGGTTGCCCAAAATCGTATCGGAGGAGGAATCATGGGCTTTGCTGCATTGTCAGAGAACGTTCGTATCGAAGCAGGGGAAGAAGAGCGGATTGAGGCTGCTGTGGCCGCTTTGAAGGCCGATCCGCATGCGCCGCGAAAGATCACGGTGACGTTGATTATCAGTGTGCATCGGGAGTATCCGAAGCATGTGGTGGTTGGGAAAGATGTGGAAGGCAACGACGTGATTGCGGTGGTCGGCAGCGCGGAGGAAGAGGCCGCAGCGGTTGCGAAGCCGGCGCCGGCTGACGGCGAGACTGGCGAAGGCGGGACGATTCAGTAGTTTCGCCGGAGACGAAGGAAACAAACCAAGGAAGGCGGCTTGGGACATCCGGGCCGCCAGCACATTTAGGGGAGAAGAAGACATGCCGTTAGTGATCGATGAAGAGAAATTGGCGAAGATGACAGTTCTGGATTTGAGCAAGCCGCAGGGTTTTGCGGGGGGCCTGCCAGTGAAGGGAATTCCGCATTACGAGTACCCGCGATGCGTGTACCGGCACCCGGTGGAACCGTACCGTGAGGTGGTGCATCGCAATGCCAACCATGAGGTGGTGCATCGCGAGCTGGTGGCGACTGAGCATCAGGTGCATGTGTGCCAGAACGAGCAGGAGTTTAAGAAGAAGCTGAAGGAAGGATGGGTTGCGGACCCCTACATTGCGCAGGCTCCGCCTGACCCTACCGAACACCTGTATCGCAAGGCTGCGCAGGCAGCAGGGCAGGCGGCCGAGTAAGTGGCTGTCACCTTTAGTGGATCGAGCGTCACGGCACGGGCCTCCGACCTGATTCAGTCGGCGGGCTACGAGATTGCTGCGTTCTCGCCGGGTGAGGCTATTCCGGCGGCGGAGGCTGTGTGGGCGCTCGAGGTGCTGCAAAGGATCATCGACCAGTGGAATGCGAAGCGGTCGATGATCTATGCGGTGGAGTTCGACCTTTACAACCTGACGGCGAACCTGGCTCCGCATACGATTGGGCCTACGGGAACGTTTAACACGGGATCGGCGGCGAAGTATCGGCCGGTGCGGGTTGCGTCGGCGAGTTTTGTGCTGAATCCGGGGTTGGCGACGGCGGTGGATCTGCCGATCCAGATGCGGGACAAGGACTGGTGGGCGGCGAATCCGATCAAGTCGCTCACGAGCAGTATTATCACGGACTGCTACTACGAGCCGACGGCTCCGAATGGGACGCTGAACTTCTTCCCGATCTGCACGACGAACGGGCAGGTGCGGCTGGAACAGTGGACCAGCCTGCCGCAGGCGCTGACGCTGCAGACGGCGCTGGGGCTGGTGCAGGGGTACTGGGAGGCGCTGGTGACCACGCTGGCGCTGGCGCTGTGCCCCAGCTTTGAGAAGCAGCCCTCGGCGGTGCTGGTGGCGCGGCAGGCCGGGGCGATCAAGACGATCTTCGAGAACAATGATCCGGCTCCGCGGATTGAAACGAACAGCGGGATGCCTGGGACGGCGGGGACTGGGCGGCCGGACTTTAACTTCCTTACGGGAATGAGGGAATAGTGACCTGTAAACATGAAAAGTTCATGGCGAATGTCGTGGTAGATCGTGTGCTGAAGAACGAGGGCGACGCGGAGCCGGCAGGGTTTATGGCGGATATCACAATCAAGTGCGCGGATTGCGAAAAGCCATTCGAGTTTGTGGGTGACTTTCCCTGCGGTATGTTGTGGGATCGGGCTTGCGTTGATCCGAGTAAGCAGGAATTGCGCGCTCCCATACAGCCAAAGGGGCTCGCCCTTCTTCCGGGGCTGGCGGGATTCACGGTGCGCGCGAACTAGATGGCGCGCTTTGGGTTTGTTGGGCCTACCTACACTTCGCAGTCGGTGATTGCGGACAGCCAGCGGTGCATGAACTGGTATCCGGAGTTCATTGAAAGCGGGCAGGGGCAGAGTCAGATGGCGCTGTATCGAACGCCCGGCTTGAAGCTGCTCGTGACCCTGCCGACAGGCCCGGTGCGGGGCGGGATTGCGGTGACGGCTGGGCCTGCCGGGGGAACGTCGTTCTGGGTGGGCGGCGGGGTTCTATACCAAGTGGCCATCAACGCGGCTGGGGCAGGTGTGGCGACGGCGATTGGGCCGGTGGGCAATGACTTTCTGCCTGTGTCGATGGCGGTGAATGGCAGCGCCGGCAACCAGCTCTGCATCTGCTCGGCTGGGGAGCTCTACATCTACAATCTGAGCGCGCTGAAGCCGACGGGCAGCATTGGGCTGGCTCCGAACACGCTCTCGGGGACGATGGGCGGCCTGCAGGGGTTTGCTGCGAAGGTGGTGTACTGCGACGGCTACTTTGTGGCGACGCTGGCTAACACGAATGAGTTTCAGGTGTCCGCGCTCGAGGATGGGACGAGCTGGAATCCGCTCTCGGTGCAGCAGGTTTCGGTGTTTGCGGAGAATATCGGCGGGATCACGGAGGCTTACCGGCAACTGTGGATCTTCGGCGTCGACGGGCATGCGCAGGTGTACTACAACAGCGGCGCGAATGCCTATACGCCGTTCGATGTGATCGGGGCCGGCGGCGTGGGATTCATGGAAGAGGGCATCAATGCGCCCGAATCGCTGTGTGTGCTGGATAATGCGCCGTTCTGGATTGGCGGCAACGTCAACGGCGCGGGTATTGCCTGGCGGGCGAACGGTTACACGCCTACGCGGATCTCGAACCATGGGGTGGAGACAGCCTGGGCGAAGTATCCGAAGAAATGCAGCGATGCGGTGGGATTCAGCTATCGGGACCAGGGGCATACGTTCTGGGTGCTGCGCTTTCCGAGCGCGAACAACGGCTTTGGCGCGACCTGGGTGTATGACACGGCGACGCAGATGTGGCATGAGCGCGGGTATTGGTCGGAAGAGGGATTTACGGGCTTCCGGGCGCACCTGGCGGGCTGCCACTGCTGGGCGTTCAATATGCACCTGGTGGGCGACTGGAACAACGGCAACATCTACGCGATGGATATTGCGTACCGGGACGACAATGGAGCGCCGCTGCGGCGGGTGCGGCGCGCTCCGCATGTGTCGACAGAGCGGCAGTGGATTTACTTCCACGAGCTCGAAGTGGTGATGGATGTGGGCGACGGTCCGATACCGCCGCTGGTCGATGGAGCGGGGAACGCGCGGGGTCCGCAGGCGATGTTGCGCTGGTCAGACGATGGCGGGCGCACGTGGAGCAATGAGCACTGGGTGGATGTGGGCCAGGCGGGCAACTACAAGACGCGCGCACGCTGGCTGCGGATGGGCCGCTCGCGCGATCGGGTGTATGAGCTGATGGTGAGCGATCCGATTGACTGGCAGATCATCGATGCGGATCTGCGGGCGACGCCGGGGTTCGATGTGCCTACGGAGCGGCTGGCTAAGACTTATGGAAAGCAGGCCTGAAGGCAGTGGTTAGTGGTTAGTGATCAGGGGGAAGTGTGGCGACTGAGGCGAAGCCGGTTTTTGCGGCGATGCAGTATACGGACCCGAAGACTGGGTTGCTGACGGGTGGGGCGCAGCAGGCGCTGTCGCAGTGGCAGACGGCGATCACCACGCTGCAATCGCAGGTGGCGACCTTGCAGGCGGATGTAGCGGCATTGCAGAAGGGGGCAAAATAGTGGTCAGTGGTCAGTGGTCAGTGGTCAGGAAAAGCCGCGTTCTTGCGGTGCTGGCGTTGTGGGCGATGATGGGGAGCGCGGCGGTGCAGGTGCCTGGTCAGGTGGCCGTGTCGCCATGGAAGAGCCCGTATGTGACGTTTACGGACACCAACGGGGTGCCGCTGGTAGGTGGGTGCGTGTTTACCTATGCCGGTGGGACTTCGACGCCGCTGGCGACTTATACGGACTCTACGGGTAGTACGTTGAATGCCAATCCTGTCATTCTGGATTTGACGGGGTCGGCGAAGATCTGGCTGGGGCCCAGCACGTACAAATTCGCGATCTGGAGTACGGGAGGGACGAACTGCTCGAGCGGCGCTTTGCAGTGGACGGTCGACAATGTGCCTGGGAACATCTTTAACAACACCACGGTGAGCGGTGGGACCTGGACGGGCGGCACGATTACCGGCGCGGCGATCAGCGGCGGGACGATCACTGCCGCGGCGATCACGAACAGCACCATCGACTCGTCGCCGATCGGGCAGACGACGCCTTCGACGGGGTCGTTTACGTCGCTGGCCTGTGCGCTGAATAACATGACCTTCAGCTCCACGCCGGTGTTTGCGGCGGGGAGCTATTGCAATTTTGTGATGACGCTGACGAACAACGTCACTTCGTCCAGCCTGACGGGCGGGACGAACGGGCAGATCATCTATTTCAACATCTGCCAGAACGGCACGGGACAGACGATTGGCGGGATCACGACGGGCTTCACGTTCGCGTGGCCGTCGAACTATACGAATCCGCCGGTGATTAATCCGATTTTGAATGCCTGCACGATCGTCCAGGCGCAGTACAACGGCGGGTTCTGGACTACGATTTCGACGACGCCGCAGCTATTGCTGGGGAACCTGGATACGATTCCTTTCAGCGCGACGCCCATCTTTCCGGCGGCGAGCTACTCCAATTTTGCCCTGACGCTGACGGGGAATGTGACATCGAGCACGTTCACCGGCGGGACGACCGGGCAGGTAGTGACGATTGCCATCCTGCAGAATGGCACCGGCGGCAACACGTTTGTATGGCCGACGAACCTGCTGAATGCGCCGACCGTCTCTACCGGCGCGAACACCTACACGTCGATTGCGGCGGTGTACAACGGGACGAACTGGATCTCGGTGGCCAACTCTTCAGTGACGAGTACGACGCCACTGACGGGCAATCTTGACACCATCCCTTTCACGGCCGCGCCGACGTACTCGGCGGCGAGCTTCAGCTCGTTTGCGATGACGCTGTCGGGGAATGTGACCTCGAGCACGATCACCGGCGGCGTCTCGGGGCAGCTCATCCAGATCGCGCTCACGCAGGGCTCGTCGACGACGGCCGCGCCGGCCTCGGCGCCTACGACCTCGACCCTGACGACAGGCGGCAACCTGCCTGGCACGACAACCTACTATGCCAAGTGCGCGTATCTCTATGGGACAACCGAATCGCTGCCCAGCGCGGAAGCAAGTCAGATCACCGGGTCAGGATCGACGAACACAATCACGTATAACTGCCCGGTGGCCGCCGGCGTGACGATGTACAAGTTCTACATTGGGACCGGGACGGGCGCGGAGAACTACTACTTCACCACATCGAGCGCGTCGTATATCCAGGTGGGTATGCCGAGCACGGGGACGCCTGGTCTCCCGCTGACGGGCAGCATCTATACCGTGAACTGGCCGCCGAACTTGATCAACGCGCCGATTATGACGACGGGCATTGGGCAGACGACGGCGCTGATTGCGCTCTACAACGGTACGAATTGGGTCGCGGTGGGCACGACGGGCAGCGGGCAGACGGGTGTGACCTGCTCGGGCGGGAACTGCTACCGGCAGAACTCCGATGGAAGCTTTGAGGAGTGGGGGACGACGCCCACGTTTGGCGGCGCGAATGGCGGAAGCTTTTCGATGACGTTTCCGCATGCCTTCACGAATCTGGCCAGCATCACTGTCGTCTTCAGCGCGAATGCCTGCGCTGGTGGGACTACGGGTTCGTATTGCGCGGGCAATCCGGGTGGCAGCTCGAACAATACGTTTGGGTGCGGCATCGCGACGGCGAGCCTGACGGCGCCGACAGCCTTCTACACGAGCAGCAATACGGTGACTTCGGGCAATTCCTGCTCGTTTCATGCGATGGGGTATTGATGGTTATCTTTCCGGTCACCTATCGATCGCTGTTAGATGACCCCTCATGGCCTACGCTGATGGGCGAGTATGCCGTGGAGTGTTCGCTGCCGGAGCTGGGTGAGCTGGACCCGCAGCGCGACCTTTACGCGGCCATGGAGGCCTCGGGCGGCTTGCAGTGCTTTGGCGTGTATGCGGGAAGGCTGGTGGGCTTCATTTCGCTGATTACCTGGACGGTGCCGCACTACGGGAAGACGATCGTTTCGACGGAGAGCATCTTTCTGTCGCGCAGCGATCGAGGACAGAACACGGGGCTCCGCATGCTTGACTTTGTGGTGGACTTTGGCCGCGAGAAGAAGGCGCGGATGGTGCAGATCACGGCTCCGGCCGGCTCTCGGCTGGGCAAGCTGCTGTCGTACCTGGACCCGTGGCGGCATAGCAACGATGTGTTTGTGAGGGGTCTATGACGCTCGCACTGATCGATAAAACGCTGCCGGCGACGTCGCGGGGGATCCTGGAGAAGATTGCGCTGGTCGAGGCGCGGCTCCGGCCGCGCGAGGGCACGCTGCAGGTAAGGATGGAGCATCGCCTGCACGCTGGACTGTATGCCAGGACGTGCCGGCTGGCTGCGGACCAGGTGATTACGAGCGTGCTGATCAAGATTCCGACGGTGCTGATCGTACATGGCGACTGCATTGTGCTGGCCGGGGACGAATGGCAGGAGCTGACGGGGTTCAACGTGCTGGCGGCGGAGGCTGCGCGGAAGCAGATTTATGTGACGCGCGGTGAGACGGAGATCACGATGATTTTCCGGACGGAAGCAAAGACGGTGGAAGAGGCTGAGGCCGAGTTTACGGATGAGGCGGCGAACCTGTTGAGCAGGAGGACGGAATGTCAGGGATAGCGACGGGAACGGCTCTACTGATTGGTTCTGGAGTTGCGGCGGCCGGCGGAATCGGCAGCGCCGCGCTTGAATCGAGCGCGGCTGGCAAGGCTGCTCAAACTCAGGCGAGCGCAGCGGATCGCGCCGCCACGCTGCAGGCCGATCTGGGGCAGGAATCGCTGCAGAATGAGAATTACCAATACCAGCAAGACCGGGCGGATCAACTGCCGTACATGCAGAGCGGGGCGAACAGCATGGCTACGCTGGACTACCTGCTTGGCCTGAGCTCGCCTAACGGTGCACCGGGTTCCACGGCTGGGTCTGGCTCAGCAGGGTCTCCGCAGACGCTCAGTATTCCGGGCGCGAATGGTTCCGTGACGCTGCCGGGTGTATCTGGAGTAACCGGGACGGCCAGCACCAACCTGGGAGATTTCGGCTCGCTGATGGAGAAGTATCCTGGCGGGGAGTTTGCCGCGCCCACGGCAGAGCAGGCTCGGCAGACGCCGGGGTATCAGTTTGCAGCGGATCAGGGAACGCGCGCGATCGATGCCGGGGCGGCTGCGAATGGCTCGCTGCTGACGGGCGGGACGCAGACCGCGCTGAATCAATTTGGCCAGGGGCTGGCGGACACCAACTACAACAACGTCTATAACCGGGCGCTGCAGACGTACAACACGAACTACAACACCTGGTCGAACAGCCAGGCGAACCAGTTCAACCGGCTGGCGGCGCTGGCAAATGCGGGGCAAGTGTCGGCGCAGCAGCTCGGCAATGCCGGACTTACGTCGGCAGGGCAGGTAGCGCAGACGCTGAGCAACACCGGGCAGCAGGTGGGCGCCAACATCAACAACGCGGCGGCGGCTACGGCCTCAGGATACATCGGGCAGGGCAACACATGGGGCCAAGGCCTAACCGGCGCTACGAACGGCCTGAGCCAGATGGCGATGCTTCAGAAGTTGATGCAGATGAATCCTCAGCAAGATCCCGGCGTTCAATGGGCCAGCGACCCCTCTAACCAGTACCTGATGAGCACAATGTAATGGCGACCATACCTCTCCCAGCACTTCATACCGCGCCGATCGAGCAGCCCCCGAGCCCGCTGGCGATGTACGCCCAGCTCATGGGTATCAAGAACCAGCAACAGGAGCTGCAGCAGCGGCAGGCGATGGCACCGCTGCAGCAGGAGCAGGCGCAGCAGGCCGTCCAGGCCGGGCAGTTGGAGAATCAGCAGCGCCAGCAGCAGCAGCAGGATGTACAGACGCTGCGATCGCTGTCTCCTAACTTCCTGACCAAGGATGAAAACGGCAAAGTTACGGGCTACGACTTCAACGGCTTGTTCAATCAGGCTGCCTCGTCCGGAGTCAGTCCGCAGACGTTGGCCGCGTTTCAAAAGAGCATTTCGGATGCGACCCTGGCGCGTGCGAATGCGACCAAGGCGGAGCGCGAAAATCAGCAGGCTGTGAATGCCGAGGCCTTTAATCACCTGGAGGGACTGCGGGGTGCGCAGGATCCGGCGCAGCGGCAGCAGTTGTGGCAGTCGGCGGTGCAGTGGTCGATGAAGAACTCGGCCGCGCTGGGAATCGATCCGGGAAAATTTCCGACGCAGGCACCGGATGACAACGGCCTGAGTGCGCTCGAGGCCTCGCTCGGGATGCATGCACAGCAGATCGCGGATGCAGGTAAGCTGGCGGAGACCGATAAGAACGTCCAGCAGGGTAAGGAAGCTTCGGCAAAGACGGCTCAAACAGAGGCGGAAACCAAGTTCTACGAGCAAAATGGCGGCGCGCCTGGGGTTCCCGCGGAAGCGGTGCAGCAGGCGGACTGGCTGAAGAAGAATCCCGGCAAAGGGCCTTCAGACTATGTTCTGTGGAAGGACAAGAACGCACCGTCTGTGATCGTGCAGAACATGAGTACAGCCGCTTCGGCGGGATCTGCACCTGGCAGCGGAGGCGCGATCGATTGGGGTAAGGCAGCGCAGCGATATGGCATGACGCCGGCCGCATTTGATCAGACGGCCGAAAAGTATTTTCAGACTGGCCAACTGCCGCCGATCGGACGCAGTTCGAACGCTATTGCGATGAACCGCGACCTGATGAACCGCGCGGCAGAGCTGCATCCGAATGTATCCTTGGCGGAGAATTCAGCGGAATACAAGGCCAACGCCGACTCGCTGAAGAAGCTGCTAGGTGCCACGGACCAGCTCGAGGCCTTTGAGGGTACGGCTAACAAGAATATCGAGCTGCTCAAAAGCATTGCGGCAAAGGTGCCGGATCTGGGCGTGCGCTTTGCGAATGTGCCGGTGAGGATGCTTACCGGGAACACGATTGGAACGGAGAATATGGCGGCCTTCAAGACTGCCCTGGCTCCGGTGCAGACTGAAGCAGCGAAGATCCTCAACTCGGCGAATCTGCAGGGAGTGCTTTCTGACTCGGCGCGGCATGAGCTGCAGGAGATTGTGGACGGCAATGCGACGTATCCGGCCCTTGTTGCTTCGTTGAATGTGCTGCAGAAGGATTTCAGCAATCGGCGCGAGTCAAACCATGCGCAGATTCAGGATATCCAGACACGGCTTGGGGGTACGAGGCAGCCGCAAGAGGGTACTACCAAGACCAACAGCCACGGCGACAAGATTGTCTTTAGGGGTGGCCAATGGCAGATGGCCCAATAGTTATCGATCCGGTCACGGGTGAGCGTGTCCAAGGTAGTGCGCCACAGGGCAAGATTCAAATCGACCCGAGGACTGGGGAGCGCGTTGCATCTCAGTCTGCCGGAGGTGGCGCGTCTTCCCAGGAGTTTGCGAATACCAAGGGCGAGGGTGTGTACAACATGTGGGACACTGCGGGGAAGATGCACGCGGTGCCCTATTCGCTTGTGCCTGTCGTGCGGGGTCATGGGTTTCAGTTCGACACGAATGCGAACTCGGCCGGACTGACGCCGATGCAGCAATTCACGAAGGATGAGGCTGCGGATCCGCATCGTACCGGCGGCACAACCTTCACGATGGCTCCGGCGGGAACGACGTGGGAAGGCCGTCCTGAGCCTGCATCCCGACAGGAGTCCCTGCAGCGGCAAGCACAAGCCGACAAGACCGCGCCGCTGCCTCAGCAGCTGCTTACGGGTGCTATGAAGGGTGGCGGCACGATTGCACGCCCTGTTATTGACGTGGCGAACCTGGGGATGGGGGATAAGGGCGATACGCCGCAGGAGACCAGCGCCATGCTCGAGGGGCAGACGCCGACGGAAACCGCGGCTAAGGTCGGGACTATCGGGGCGACGATTGCGCCTGGGTTGGTTTACGCTCCTGTGCCGACTGCGACGGGTCTAGCTGGTGGAGCGATTGGCTCTTACGCGGCTGGCAAAATTGCTGATGGTCTAGGAGCTGATCCGAAGCTGAGCGCCGTTGTCAGTGATGTGGGTGGGCTGGCGGGCGGCGTAGGTGGGAGCATGGCGGTCCGGCCGTCTGCCGTGTGGGGAGCTGCGGGCCAAGCGCCGTTGGCCGGCGCTGAGGGGCCGGTAAATACGATGAGCGGCGTGAACAGTGTCCTGGATGCGGCGCAGCACGCTACGATCCCCTCGGCGTTTGGGGCTGCAGGGCGTGGATTGAAGACGGCGCTCACCGGGGATATACACGCACCGATTCCTGGCACGGATATCACGCCTGCAGGCAGGTATCAGGCGATGAAAGATATGGGGCTGACGCCGAACGCGGCAGAGGCTACCAATGCGCCGATTCTTAAAGCCGTTGAGAGGGTAAACAAGAACAGTCTCACGGCGGCAGGAACCTATGCGGATGCTCAGGCTAACAACCTTGCTGCGCTGAATGACTTTACAGAGCACCTGCTGAATGGTATGTCGGAGACCAGCCCGGAAGAAGGTGGTGCGGCAGTTCAGCAGGGGCTTCGCGCCGCGCAAGTCAAACTGCAAAACAGTGCCGGTGAGGGCTTCTCAAACCTGGACAGGCAGGTGGGAAACCGCAAGATGCAAGGACGAACGATTCAGCAAACGGCGCAAAACATCTACGATGCGTACAAAGATTACGCCGATAAGTATCCGGAGCTCGTGCCCAAAGATACATGGAAATTAGTGAAAAGATTGGCTGGAGCAGATACTACACCACCTTTTCGGCCGCAACCGGTGTCGTTCTCTGAGGTTCATCAGTTGCGATCAGACCTGCTGGAGTTGGTGCGCAGCAATCCCGACATTGTCAAGAACCAAGCGGGCGGATGGCTGCAGCAGCTTGCTGAGGCAGCGGATGCCACAATGACTACCGGGAAAAGTGGTTTGACGCCGCAACAGGTGCAGGTTTTCCGCGACGCGAATGAAGCGTGGGCGAAAATGAAAAGCATTTACGACAACCCTTCCCACCCGTTTTACCAAGCATTGCGGAACCCCTCGCCTTCGAAACTTGTGGACGGTATCTCAGCAACTCCAGAGATGGCAAAGATGCTTCAAGAGGCGCTGGGTCCGGAGGGCATGGGGCCAATTCAGCGGGGCATTGCGGAAAAGCTTTTGCGGACTACAAGAGACGGTGGCTACAACTTCAAGACGTTCCAAGGTCAATGGAACAGGTTGCCTGAGAGCTACCGCGAAGCCGTGTTCACGCCGGAACAGCGGCAGCAACTCGAAGGGATAGCGGAGGCCGGGACGGTGCTGAATACAGAACCGAATCCGAGTGGATCGGCCAGGCTAGGACAAGGAATTGCGGAGGGGGCCGAAGCGTTGAAAGCGCTTGCTAGTCCCAGCATCCCCGAGCTAGGGGGAAACGCGATCTATCATGGCGCGCATTACGGCGTAGGCAAGCTGATGAACTCGCCATGGTTTGTGGATTGGCTGATGAAAGGGAGGGGATTTACGCGGATGGAAGACGCTGGCGCGGCACCTGTGGCACCGGTCGATCCACGCACTGGGCCGCTCGGACAGCCCAACTATTACTCGAATTGATACCTTGCTGGCAAGGCTGCTTTCGAGGCTGCTCGGTCAAAGGAACAGTAAGACTAGGCATCGGGCGCGGATAGACGATGCTTGCCCTGATTCTCTGCGATACGTTTGAGCCTGTCGACGTGGCGATCGTGCCCTGAGCTAGCGATTCCATAGCCGATGAGGCCACCTAGTAAAAGGAAAAACGTAACCATATTGAGCAAACTCCTATTTGGCGGGCTGAATGATTTCTTGATGCACCATTGAGAACTTATGTTCTTTGTGACTGGCATCGCGAACAACGAAGAAGTTACCGTGCCGATAGAATGCGACAGTTCCGTTCACGGGCAGTGGAATCGCCTCAATTACATCTTGCGTCCGGGTTCCCAGTTTGTAGGTTGATACCTCAACCCATGTCATCTGCTCTGTCTCGGTTTGCACGATGACGGTATTTGAGTAGCGGACCAAAGGGGTGTTTGTCATCAGTCCTCTGTCCTCTTGATGTGTTCGGATGTCTTGCGAGATGACCTTCGCGGTCTGTATGTCGTGCTGTTTTCGTGCTAAGACGGAGACCGGGAGGCATAATACCAAAGCCACTGGCAGCAAGCGTTTCATTGAGTCCTCCGGGAATTTCGACATTATCTCACAGGCTGACGCTAGCTTGACGTGGGGTTAGTGGCGCGTAGAGGGCTTTGATGGCGGCGAGGTTGGCGGTGCGCAGGGCTGTGGTGCGCTGGAAGTGGACGCCTGGCAGTCTTTCACTCTCTTTGCCGGTGCAGGGGCGGCCGGTGCGGGCGCGGCAGGCTGGGCACGATACCTGGTAATCGCGGCGGATCTTCATAGGATTCCTTTCGCTTCGAGCTGGCTGCGTAATGTGCTGATGCGGTTTTCAGATAGACCGTTCGCTGCACCAAACATCCGCAGCAATTCAGAGGAACGGACATGCTTTGCGCCAAAGTCGGTTGCGACGTCAATGAAGTTTAGAAACTTGCGAACCATAGAAACCTCCATGTCGCTACTGTCTCACAAGTACGCTGTTGTGTAAATGGAAAAGTGTTACGCCTTTGGTGGTATCTGGTGGGCAGGGCAGGCTGACCGGCGCTCTCGCGCGGAGAGCAGTTTGCCGCATTTGGGGCATTCGGCCATGACTTTCGCTCTTCCTTTGAAGGTTTTGCGCATGGCGGCCAGCGCCGCGCCTGGGCTCTTCGCTCTCTTCATCTCGTCACGTTAACGCAGTGGTGTAAGTAAATCAAGTTTCTCAACCAACCCTCAAGGAAAAACTCATGATGAAGCGGTACTTTGGTGCCTTCGCGCTCCTTTCCGTGCTATTTAGCTTTTGGGCCACGGCTGTTTGCGGGGCTCAGAATACGACGACGTTTGGCAACATTGTGAGCCAGGGGACGCCGTGCGGATCCGCGAACTGCGTGTACTACCAACTGCCGCCGTCGACGCCGTGGGTGTCTGTGGTGGTGACGGGGACGTGGACGGGCACGCTGGAGACGGCCGTAACGAGCGCGCCGAATGCGAACTACAGCAACCTGAGCACGCTGGCCTGGACGGCGGTGACGACGAATACGGCGAACGGCACCTGGACGGTAGCTACGACGGGATGGACCTATCTGCGGGTGCGGGCGACGAGCTGGTCCGGTGGCCTGGCGCATGTGGCGATGGACAGCACGCTGACGCAGGCTCCGCTGATCAACCCGATCTTTCCGGGGCAGAGCGACGGGTTGACAGCCCCTGCGGGCAACACCGTGGTAGGCAACGGTGCCGGCACTACTTCAGTTACCCCTGTGTCGCAGGAACAAAATCTCTCTCAACTTTACAATCTTCCACTGAATTCAACGAGCATCTCAAATGGACTCCAGACAATCGGAGACTCGATTACCTGTGGCATAGGTGCGTGGCCTGCAACAACTACGCCGTCAAGTCCAGGTCTGGGTTACGCCTACTTGATGCAGCAGCATTTAGGGGCTACTTTATTCAACCATTGCCAATCTGGGGGAACTGCTTCCGACCTCGCTTATCTCATTCCGTATTTTGTCTATCCGTCCGAAGGAGCGAATCCTCTTTCGACATACATGGTGGGCAAAAACGACGAGAGCTATGGAACGACGACGGCGAACCAGCAGTCTTACCTGAAGAACATGGTGGGCGGTGTTACCTGGGTGGCCATGCCCCCGTCTTCCCGGACCTCGACCAGCACACTCCCTTTGACGATCACCAGTGCGGTGTACACGCCCCCCAACGGCTTGATCCCGGCGACGATGGTGTTTACCCTTTCCGCTCCCCTTCCCGGCTCGTATGGGGCGGGATTTCGCCTTGCGCTGTCGGGGCTGACTCTCAACACCGCGCTGAACGGCACGACCGTGCAGATCGATCAGCCGATGAGCAATCAGCTCACCGCATCGACCAACAATCAGGTCATGGTGCAGATTCCGGCTTGCAGCTCATGCGCGAGCGGGACGGAAACAGGCTCGGCAACCCCGGCCAATTACACGTTTTCGGGCTTTGGAACTCAGGACAACACGACCTATTTGACGGGCCAGTTTGCGACCTCTACAACCGCTGGCGACACCCTGACGCTGACCAATTACCCCATTGGGCAGACGGGCGTGCTGGTGGTGCATTACGCGGGCTACCAGAACGGCACAGGCACCGCTACTGTGTCGGTGGATGGCGCAGTCCAGACAGACACCCTGACGGCCTCTACGACGCTCAATGCGAACCAAGGAACGAACATCCAGAAAGCGTTTTTGCTGGCCAATGAAACCCCGGTGGAAGCGGCGGTTTATACCGGGCTGACTCCTGGGCTGCATACGATCCAGATCACCAACACGAGCAACGCTCTTTTCGGTGTGCTCGACGTAGGTTCGCCGGATAACTCGGTCACGTCAGGGTCCAGCGCGCCCACGGTGTTTGTGGATGGCATTACCCCGAACGCTGGCGAGGCGATGACGGGAACGACCTCATACACGATCAACAACTGGGCGCTGAATGAAGCTTTGACACTATACGAGCAGGGCTTCAACGTCTATCCCGTAAACGTCCGCCGATACATCAATTCAGGCGTGGACTTTTCGGGCGATGGCTTTCATTGCATCGCCTCGGACTTGCTTCCTGTCCATCCCGGCTCGTGCGGACACGCGGCAATTGCAAGAGCCAACGAAGAAGCGATTAAAGCCGCCGGTATGACACCTGGCGCAAACTGGACCTACATCAATAACCCATCGGGCGGGACTACGCCCGTCAACAAGGCGTTCACTCAAGTCTTTCAGGCAGGCGGCAGTGTCGTGCTTGGCGCGGTAAGCAGCTTCCAAACTGGGCCTGTGACGATCTATAACAGCTCTACTTCCGCCAACCTGGTCGTGACTTCGACGGGGAATACGGGAGGAAACCTGACTCTCACCCCGCTAACGGGTGGCGTGTGGACGACGAACGCTGGCGGGGCATGGTTCTATCTGCGGCCCTTGACAGCTACTTATCCTCAATCGCTCATCACGCAAAATGGCGGTAGCCCAGTTACAGTAGCCTGCACGAGCAGCTTCCAGACTTACATCCTTACTGGGAGTCCGGCTGCTCCGATCAATCTTCCGACGAATTGCCCGGCCCGCACTCAGGTAACGCTCATCAACCAAGCGGTGAGCGGGGCTTCCGCAATTACAGGGATTGCTTACGGAAACGCAACCTCACTGACGTCACTTGCTAACGGCGATTGCGTGACGCTCGAAGCGGAGCAGTATTCAGGGGCTGGAGGTTGGGGCAAAATTGCGGGTCAATGCTTGGCTTCTGGTGGAGGATCGGGGACGGTGAACAGCGGTACGGCGGGGCAGATCGCCTATTACGCTGCGAATGGCACCGCGGTGAGCGGGGCTACGACGCTGCCTGCATCGGCATTCCCTGGGCTGACGGGCGATATTATCTGTGCGGGCGGGGCGCTTGTTTGCGTGGTAGATGCTATTGGAGGAAGCTCGCTCACCGCGCTGCCTGCGCGAACCGGAGGAGTTTACACCCCCGTGTCGGTCAATCAGGCGACAGGGGCGCTTTATCCCATGACGGGCACGGACCTCGAATCTATAGGCTCCATCATCAACACACCGGGAAGTCAGGGTCAGTACATCGCGCAGACTCTCGACTCGACCTTTGGCGCATCGGTCGATAACAACGTCTACCAGTACGCCGGATTTGCGCAGGTCGCTCTCGCATCGGCCAACCTTGGAAGCAACGCTGCCACGGTAACTTTCACTGCCAGCTCGGCAAATATCGCTGGGGCGAATACGTTGGGTTTCACCGCCCCTGTGCAGTTCAGCAGTACCGGGACATTGCCAACGGGCATCTCGGCAGCTACGACTTACTATGTGCTTTCAATGGGAAATCCCTTCACTGTTTCGGCTACGGTGAACGGTTCGCCGATTGTCGTTACTTCGGCGGGCACTGGCACGATCACCGCGACGGCTCAGGCGACTTACCCGCAAATGCTTACGTCATGCGGAATTAATCAGACCGTCTGGAATCAGGCTGATTATGCCTTCTTCTACACAAAGCAGGAAACCTGCGCGAAGGGTAACTCAAAGACGCTTGCGTGGGGTGATCAGAATCCGATTATCAAATGCGCTCAATGGACCCAACCGATTGCCGGTTTTTATCACACCAACAACGTGGGAACTTCCGGCAACGGAACATGGATACAACAAGGTTGCCAGTTGTTCGGCGAGGGCCTCGCTTCGCTCTCCGGCACGACCTTGACAGTTACAGCGGGATCGCTAAGTACCCTTTACAGCCCGCCGATTGTTGTGGGCACGGTAATCAATCTGGACCAAGGCCCAGGGGTTGTGCCCGGCTCTCCGGCAGGCGTGGTGCAGGTAACTGTCCAAAGTGTCACGTCTGCGACAGTTCTGCAACTCGTCTCTAATCCCGTGGGAACGGCGACGAATATCCACTTCCTTACCGAAGCCCCGATGCAGACACAGACGGCCGGCAACGCTGCTGTTTATGAAGCGAACATCGTTTGGAATGCTGCTCAGAACGCCACTGGGTGTGAGAGCAACGCCTATGAAGATGGCGGCTTGTATAGCCAGATCACTTGCACCAACGTCGCCCCTGGGTCCGCGAATGCTATGGTGCTCGGTTCGGCGGCTGGGTTTAATCAAGACAAACTCAACATGAATGTGCAGCTCACAAACCACATCGCTTCGACGCAAGGATTTCCGACTGTGACAGGCACAGTATCTGGAGGGACGCTTACTTCCGTTACCACGTCGGGCGGGACTCAGCCTTTTGTTTCGTCAGAGTATCTGCAATTCAATGTCAAGGATACGGCTGGTAACTGCTCAGTCGATCCGTCGGGAATCACGGGCCATCTTGTCAGAGGATGGACGATCACCGGCACATCGGACGGCACAACGCTCGCTCTTACCAACGTGACCGTATCAAGCGGCACTCCAGCAACTGGCAATCCTATCTTTGTGGATATGGCGGCTTCCAGCCTTCCCTCCACCGCTGAATGGTGGTATCAGCCAGCTTGGAACACGACCATTCAGACGATCACCGGCACTGGTCCGTACACGTACAACGTCATCAATTCGAATCACAAACCGATTCCGGCGGGAACTTACACCTTCTACGGCAACACACCTACCAGCGTTGGAGTGGACAACAGCAGCATTGTTATCGGCAATGGAGGGACGTGCGCCACGGTGGGCACTCCTGCATTTACCAACACTTCACCGATCATCGCTGCGACCAATACGCTTGCGGCCAACAATACGATTCAGTTTCAAACGACGGGTGCTCTCCCTTCCGGGTTTGCCGCCAACACGACTTACTACGTACTTTCAACGGGTCTATCAGGGTCGCAGTTTGAAGTCTCTGCCACTCAAGGGGGAACTCCGATCACTGCCGGGAGCGCGGGCAGTGGGACTCAATCGGCAACGGTGAATGCTCCTTATCTATCGGAGATGCAAATTTGGCCCGTGGCGAACGGTCTCTTAGACTTTGAGTCAGATGCTCACTGGCCTAACCTGTACGTGCAAGAATTTCCGATCGGCGTGACAGTGCAAGGCGGCGCTTCAAGTTTCGAACATTTTCACCCAACGTCAAACGTTACCGGACTCGCAGCGAATACCGGAAGTCTCAATTTCACGGACATGGAATGCGACACAAACCTGCTTTGCTTCAAGAACAACTCTTCGACTAACTCGACAATCAATTTCACGGGGACATTCAGCTATTTTGCTCACGCGGGAACTTTGGCCGGTGCGACTGTTTATCAGTTCGCACCATCTGGAAACCTCATAAAGATAGGCGGGGCTGGCGCGAATAACGCAGGGCATCCGACGACGGGATTCAATTTTTACGCCAATAGCAGCGGCGTGGCTTTGATTCCCTGCACCCCCGCATGGCTTGCTCTCGGAAGCATCAGCACTCCCAATCAAGACCCTGCCTATGCGTCCACCAACGTCGACTGCAACATCAATAACACGATGTTTGTGAATGGCCTTGGAACGATGGGTCCGCTGTATCTTGGACCTTCTGGCTCTAATTCGCCTGGTACGGTAGGTCAAGTTCCCCTTTCGCAAGGCCCTGGCGTTGCTGCTATATGGGGAACGCCGCCTGCCGGAACGCATCAGGTCGGGCCGTTCTTTTGCACCGGGTTGGCGAGCAGCGGTGGCAACATGAGCGCGATTGGCGTGGGCGCAACGGCGGGTCCGGCCTGCAGCACGAGCGGCTACAACGGTCAGGTGGGTTTACTGATGGTTTCAGGTGGCACCGCAAGCAACCTGTCGGCGCGGTGTGGCTCTGTAGGTTCGAGCACGTCGAGTGGCACTATCACGCTTCAGCGCGTACTCAATACCGCAAGCGGTGCGGTGGCTACCAGCGAGCAGATCATCCTAGGTACCGGAGCGGCGGGAACACTCGTGCAGGATACGAACCCCGCTCACAACTACACATATGCAGCTGGGACTGTGCTGTCGATCCTGATGACAAGTGCAGGCAGCGGCGAAACGCTCGGCAACTGCACCTTCAATTTCGACATTACCGATTAGTTTTTTCTCAGCTTTTGGGGTTGCGCTCTAGCAACTCGGCGATGGCGAGCTGGATGGCGGAGGTGCGGGGGATTCCTTTGGACTCGGCGAAGGCATCGAGCCGCGCCAGGTGGTCGGCCTTGAGCCGCACCGGGATCGGCTTGCCTTTGTCGTTCACCGGCTTGCGGCCGGCCTTTTTCTTGGCGACTTCAATGGTGGCATCTGTCTTCGATTTCATGGTGAAATAGTACGCTGGAAATTGGAGAAATGTAAATTTCCGCCCTTGTAAATCTATTTTGGTATATCAAACGTAAACAGAAACGTGGTAATAATCAGGAATCTCGTTGATTCACTCTGCTCTGGGGCCCCTGCAAGATTCCTTCGCCCTCGGCTAGCCGGGTGATTGCGAGCCGGATCACGTCTGCCCGGTCTACCTGGAGTTTTTCTGAAAGTTGAGTAAGTTGAGCGATTTGGGTGGAGCTCAGGCGTAGGGAAATCTGCGTCATGGGCATGATTCATCGTAGAGGGCCGAGCGAATATCCCTTGCATATTCAATGGGTAACGGCGGCCTCGCTGGATGATCTGAATAATTGTTTCAGTTTCGTGAATTCAATTGCTTGACAGGAAACGTTTTGAGCGCATACAGTTCGTCTCTCTTCACCGGGCCAAACAAACATAGCGCTGGGCACCGCGACTGCCCTGTATGCCAAGAGACGCGCTCCATGAGTAAGATCTTTGTAACGCCCGACATGCTTTTTCCCGATGCTTTTGAAGCCTGGATCGCGCGCCGGACGATGAGCGCGCCCGACAATGTGAGCCTGGTTTTGAAGCCCGTCAACGCGCGCTACCTGGCCCGGCGCAGCATCAAGGACTACCGCGCAACGGCGGCGGCTCTCAGCAAATTCTTCGCCAAGCTGACCCTGGGAGAGATCCATCAGGGCCATCTCACGCAGTACCAGTCCGCGCGCGCTTACTGCGATGTGTCGGCATGCGTCGAGGGCGCGTGGGAAAAGCCGTGCGGTTCGAATCGTATTCGCAAGGAGATGGATCTGCTCGTGAGGATCCTGAAGTCGGCTAAGCTTTGGGGCGACGAGCAGAAGGAAGATTTCGTACGCGTCAGGCGAGAGGATAACGATGTGCGGCGGGCGCTCACGCCGGAAGAGCAGGACCACTTTCTGCGAACGGCGGCGAGCCGCGAAGACTGGCATTTTATCCTGTGGTATGCGTGCGTTGGCTTGCAGACGGCGGCGTCGACCGACGAGCTGCGGAACCTTCAGATCGGCGACGTGTCCGTGGGTCGGCCCGGCTACGAGATGATTCATATCCGCTGGAAGTCGGAAGGCGTGAAGAATAAGTATCGCGTCCGGCCCGTGGCTCTGGAGGGGCAGGCCATTTGGGCGATGGAGAAGCTGCTCGATCGGGCGGCTAAGCTCGGGGCAAACCAGTACCATCAATATCTTTTTCCTCTGGGCGCTCGCGGTGGCCACTCGTACGATCCAAATCAACCGATGAGCGATTCGGGACTGAAGAAGCGCTGGGAAGCGGTACGCGCGGCTGCCAATTTGCCCTGGCTCCGGCCCTACGATTTGCGGCATACCGGCATCACGCGCATGGCTGAGGCCGGCGTGCCGGTGCAAGTTGCGATGTCGATAGTCGGGCACATGACGCTCCAGCAGCACCGGAACTACATGGATGTCTCCGGGAACTCGCAGCGCCGATGGATGAGCGCGGTGTGGGGAGGGAATCCGGACCAGGGAGGTGCAGATGCGGGCAAGAAACAGCCGTCTGCGGTTCGACCTGCGAACCAAACTGGTAACGGTTTTGCACAGAAACTTCCACGGCGCGCGTAATTTATATCTTGACGCGGCGCATTTCTGTTCTACATTGATCAAAGTTCAGTCAAGGGACTCAGAAACGCTTCGAAATTTTTGGTGGTATAAGGGCTAGGCCGATTGTGCGAATTAGTTAGGCCGTCGGATTCATAACCCATAGGTCGGCGGTTCGATCCCGCCCTCCGCCACCAAAACGACCACACTTTCCTCAATCCCAATCCCCCGCCAAACTCTTTGCGGTATCATTCGTCTATAAGGACTGTGGGCCTCCCGCATTTGGGAGTCCGGCTTTGGGGTGGCGATGAACCGTTTCTTTCAACGATCTGTCTTCGTACTTTCACTCGGCCTGCTGCTGGCCCTTGTCGCCGGGGAATTTGGCCTGCGTGCCGTCCGCGCCGACTCCAAAGACGATGGCGCTTATAACCAGATCAACGTGTACCAGCAGGTTCTGCGCAAGATCCAGACCGAATACGTCACCGAGCCCAACATCAATGACGTAACCACCGGCGCTCTCCACGGCTTGCTTGAAACCCTCGACGCCGACTCCAGCTACCTCTCGCCTACCGAGTACAAACTCTACAAAGATCACCCCGCAGGCGAAAACGCCCAGGTTGGCCTCACCGTCTCCAAGCGCTACGGATACGCCGTCGTCGTCAGCGTCCTCCCCGGCTCTCCCGCTGAAAAGGAGCACTTCGCCGACGGCGATGCCATCGAATCGATCGGTACTCAGTCCACCCGCGAACTCTCCCTGGCCATGATCAAGCTTCTGCTAGAGGGCAAACCCGGCTCGCAGGTGACCATGTCGGTCATCCGCCCGCGTAAAGCCGATCCCGAAAAAGTCACCCTCACCCGCACCGTCCCCGCCGTCCCCACCCTCGGCGAACAGCAATACGAAAACGCCAGCATCCTCTACCTGAAACCCGTAGTGTTGTCCTCGGCCCGCGTCGATGAGCTCATCACCCACCTCAAGGCGATGAACAAAAACGGCAACAAGAAAATTCTCCTCGATCTGCGCGATGTCTCCGCTGGCGATGAAGAGCAGGGCCTGCGCCTCGCCAACCTCTTCCTCAAGCAGGGCACGCTGGCCACCCTCAGCGGCCAGAAATTCCCCACCCAGACCCTCACCGCCGACCCAGCCAAGTTCCTCACCGACGCGCCTCTGGTCGTCCTCATCAATCGCGGCACTGCCGGAGCAGCCGAACTCGCCGCCGCCGCCCTCGCCGACAACAAACGAGCCGATCTGGTTGGCGAACGCACCTTCGGCGCAGGCTCAGTTCAGAAAACCATCGAGCTTCCCGACGGTGCAGCCCTGGTCCTCAGCGTAGCGTTCTACTCCAGCCCCGGCGGCAAAAAAATCCTCGAAGAAGCAGTAACCCCAGCCACTCTCGTAGGCCCCACCCCCGAGCAGGAAGCCGCCCAGGCAGCCACCGAAGAAGAAGACACCGCCCCAGCCAAAACCGACGCCCCACTCAACAAAGCCCTCGAAATGCTCAAAGCCAAGTCCGCCTAATCGCCCATGACGCCAAAACAAGACTTCGAGCGGAAACTTGTCCAGCTAGCGAGTGAGCTCAAAGCCCATGTGAGCAGTGACGATGGGCAATGGACAGTCAAGGGCTTCGTCGACATCTTTAGCAATGTCTATACCATTTCATCCGATACAAAGGTACTTTCCAAGATTCTCGAAATTCATCTCTTCCCCCACATTCTGGCATTTTCCGAAGCGCATGGTTTCAAAGTGATCCTCGCGGATCATCAAAACTACTATCCAGACATTTCATTTGTCCGATCCGATAACGAATCCATCAAGTTTGCAGTTGATTTCAAGACGACCTACCGCAACCTTCAGAAACCGCATCTTTGCAACGGATTTACACTGGGCTCTCACGGCAAGTATTTTCAGGATCGATCCAGCAAGAAGAATATTCAATTTCCGTACGGCTCTTATTCTGGCCATTTTTGTCTCGGGATTATCTATGATCGAGCGGAAGAAGCAACCATCGATGAAACCAAGATTCGTAAGATTGATGAACTTAGGTCGATCACATCGGTGGTTAAGAATTTCCAATTCTTTGTAGCTGAAAAATGGAGGATTGCGAGCGACAAAGGTGGAAGCGGGAATACAGCGAACATTGGGAGTATCAATAATATCGATGACATTCTTCGCGGTCGTGGCATGTTTTCTAGGCTTGGCGAATCGTGGTTTGACGACTATTGGATGAACTACGGCAACATCACCATGAAGCTGGAATCCGGAGGGACGAAGAAAATTACCAGCTTGAAGGAGTTCGTCGCGTATCGCAACGGCGATGTCTCATTGATAGTTGCCAAAAAGAACAATGAGGGGCAGGCAGAAGAATGAAAGTAAACGTCCCGCCGATCAAGTCCCAGGGTATCAAAACAAAACTCGTGCCGTGGGTAAAGCACATAGTCCCCGGAGATTTTGATGGCGTGTGGATCGAACCATTTATGGGCACCGGCGCTGTTGCTTTCAATATCGCCCCGATGAATGCGCTGCTTTGTGATACGAATCCCCATCTTGTCAATTTCTATTCTTCGCTTGCACGAGGAGAAGTAACATCTGTTGTGGTCCGAGACTATCTCACCGAGGAAGGCAGGCTCCTCTTAAGCAAGGGCGAAGATCATTACTACGAGATACGTGATCGATTTAACCGTCACCACAGCCCATTGGATTTTCTTTTCCTGAATCGAGCTGGATTCAACGGTATGATTCGCTTCAACCGGAAAGGGCACTTCAACATACCTTTTTGCAGAAAACCTCAACGCTTTGCGATCGCCTATGTAACAAAAATTGTCAATCAGGTCTCCTGCCTAGAGAAGCTATTACGCACGAAAAACTTTGTCTTCAAATGCCAGGATTTTTCCGAGACGATCAAGGAAGCCGCTCCGTCGGACATTGTGTACTGCGACCCGCCGTACATCGATCGTCATGTTGACTATTACAGTGGTTGGGATGAATCCAACGAAAACAATCTACATAGTGCACTTGCAAAGTTTGAAGGCCGGTTCATTCTTTCTACCTGGCATCACAACGACTTCAGAGAAAATGAGTACATCAAGACCCTGTGGAGTGAATTTCATGTCCTCACCAAAAACCACTTTTATCATGTCGGTGGCAAAGAAGCGAACCGTAATCCCATGGTTGAAGCGTTAATCGCGAACTTTCAATCTAACAACATTATGGATAATCAACCAAAATCCGAACAATTGCAGTTGATCGAGTGCTGACAGATTTTGTCAGCCGGATTTTTGATTTATATCTTGTTCGCACTGATTCCGTCAGGCATTTAGTAAGCTGGTGGAAGCTCAAACCCGTGATACGCTCGGGCTGAGGCTCATAGATTTTGGCGTCCACCTCCCCACCCCAGACCCCGGCTGAACTACCCACCCAGCCGCCTGCCCGTCGCGGCTTCCAGCCCCCGCGCCTCCGCCAGCCCAACGCACCCGAACGCCGCCGCCGCAAGCTCGCCGGACGCTTCACCTTCGCCGTCCTCTTCGCGCTCGCCGCCATCACCGGTTCTCTCGCCGGACTCACCCTCGTCTACTCCGTCGATCTCCCGCAGATCAACGACCTCGAACGCTACCGCCCCTCCACCACCACCGAACTCCTCGACGTAAAAGGCCGTCCCTTCGGCTCCTTCGCCCTCGAGCGCCGCATCATCGTCAACTACGACGACTTTTCTCCCATCCTCCGCCAGGCCGTCATCTCCATTGAAGACAAGAACTTCGAGTCCCACTGGGGCATCAACGTCTTCCGCGTTGCCGGAGCACTCTGGCACGATGTCGCCTCCCACGGCCGCGCTCAGGGAGCTTCCACCCTGACCATGCAGCTGGCTCGCAACCTCTTCCTCAGCAGCGAACGCACCACCGCCCGCAAGGTTCAGGAAGCCTACCTGTCGATCCAAATTGAGCGTTCCTTCACCAAGGAGCAGATTTTTACCCTCTACGGCAACCAGATCTACCTCGGCCACGGCATGTACGGCTTCGAAGCCGCCTCCGAGTTCTACTTCTCCAAGCACGCTACCGAACTGAACCTCACCGAAGCCGCCCTCCTCGCTGGACTCCCCAAAGGCCCCGTAGCCTACTCGCCGCTGCTCTACCCCGAAAAAGCCCTCAAGCGCCGCAACCTCGTCCTCAGCGAAATGGAAGCCGACAAGGCCATTACCAAACAGCAGGCAGACGCCGCCCGCGCCCTGCCCCTCGGCCTCCACATCGCTCAGCCTGAAATGTCCGTCGCCCCCTGGTTCGTCGAAGAAGTCCGCCGCGAACTCGAAAAACAGTTCGGCACCGAAGAAGTCCACGAAGCCGGCCTTCGCGTCGAAACCACCCTTGACCTCGACCTCCAGCAGGTCGCCAACCGCGCCGTCCTCGACGGCATAGCCACCTACGAACATCGCCGCGGCTGGCAAGGGGCGTCGCAAAACGTCCTCACCCAAGGTGTCGCCATCGAAGATTACCGCCATCCCGACTGGGCCATGCGCATCAAGCCCGGCGACTACACCCACGCCGTCGTTACCTCCGTTCTCCCGCTCCAGATTCGCGGCCGCGTCGGCAATCAGTCGATCGTCATGACCCCCGAAGACTGGAAATGGACCGGCCAGGCGCACGGCGACGCCCTCGTCAAACCCGGCGACATCATCTACATCCAACTCGGCCAAGCCATGGAAGGCACCGCCCGCAAAGCCACGCTCGAACAGGACTCCGGCGCGCAAGGCTCGCTGATGGCCATGGACAACACCTCCGGCGACGTGCTCGCCATGGTCGGCGGCCGCGACTACGCGCTCTCCCAGTTCAACCGCGCCACCCAGTCCCAGCGCCAGACCGGCTCCAGCTTCAAGCCCTACGTCTACACCGCCGCCATTGAAGACGGAGTCAAGCCAGAAGACATCATCGTCGACGGCCCGGTCAGCTTCGGCAGCTACACCCCGCACAACTACGAGGGCGACTACAAAGGCGCAATGACCGTCCTCAACGCCTTCGCCGAGTCGCGCAACATCCCCGCCCTCAAGCTCGCCGCCCGCGTCGGCATCCACAAGGTCATCGACACCGCCCACCGCTTCGGCGTTACCAGCAACATCCCCGCCTTCCTGCCCGTAGCCCTCGGCGCAGTCGAAATCACCCTCGAAGAGCAGGTCGCCTCCTACTCAGTCTTCCCCAACGACGGCGTCCGCGTCACCCCGCGCCTGCTGCGCAAAGTCTCCAACGCCGACGGCATCACCCTCTGGGAGCAGCCCCCAGCTGTCAAGGAAGTCACCAGCCAGGACACCGCCCGAACCATGATGCGCCTCCTCAAACAGGTCATCTGCTGCGGCACCGGCGGCGCAGCCAGCCAGCTCAAACACCCCCTAGGCGGCAAAACCGGCACTACCTCGGACTACACCGACGCCTGGTTCATGGGCTTCTCGCCGTCGGTCACCTGCGGCGTCTGGGTAGGCTTCGACAGCCGTCAGTCGCTGGGCGAAAAAGAAACCGGAGCCAAAGCCGCGCTCCCCATCTGGATGACCTTCATGAAAGCCGCCATCCAGGGCAAAGACGAAGAACGCTTCACCGGCGACCCCACCCCCAACACCACCCTGCAAGCCAAAGCCGAACCCAAACCCACCCCAGCTACTGCCAAGCCGCCAGTCCTCGCACCAGTTAAACCACCAGTAGCCAGCGCGCCCAAGTCAGCGTCTCCACCAACCGCACGACCCATACCAACTCCTGTCGCGGTGAAACCTGTGCCCACTCCAGCCCCAAAACCAGTCATCAAACCCATAACACCACCTCAGCCACCCGCCGTAACAAGACCCGCATTCCCAACAAAATCAGACCCAAGCAAACCCACCAAACCTCAACCCAGACCGGCCCTACCGCAATAG